TGTTTGTGGAGCGCCATGCCCTCACTGACACGGATGGCAATGACGTTCTTGGTGAAATTTTGGATGAAATCAAAGGTGTGACGCGTGGCCTCCCGAATAGAGATCAAAGAAAAATTCTCGAATAAATACTGGCGGCTGAACAACCTGTACTGGATAATCGACAAGAAGGGCAGGAAGGTTCGGTTCCGTTTCAATTCGGAGCAGGAGCGTCTTTATGACGAGCTGTGGTATTTGAACATTATCCTCAAGGCCAGGCAGTTCGGCGGGACCACATTCACGGACATCTATTTCCTGGACGAGTGCATATTCAACGACAACGTGGAAGCGGGTATTATCGCTCACAACAAGGAAGACGCGCAGAAGATATTCCGCAGGAAGGTCAAATATCCCTATGAGCACCTGCCAGAAGGCATCAAGAGCCGCGTTTACCCCACCACGGACAGCAGGTCAGAACTCGCGTTCAATAACGGCTCTATTATCTTTGTCGGCACGTCCATGAGATCCGGCACTCTTCAGTACCTCCACATCTCCGAGCATGGAAAGATATGCAAGAAGTACCCGGAGAAGGCCGAGGAAATCCGCACTGGATCACTCAATGCCATAGAAGCGGGGCAGCTCGTAGTCATAGAGTCAACCGCAGAGGGGGCATACGGGGATTTTCACGACTTCTGCCGCAAGGCGATGGAGAAGAAGGAAAGCGGGGAGCCCTTAACCCCGATGGACTATAAATTCCACTTCTTCCCCTGGTATGAGACAGAGGATTACCGCATAGACCCGGACGGCATCACGATAGACGAGGATCACACCAAGTACTTCAACACTCTGGAAAGATCGCTTGGCATCACGATAGATGATGCGCAAAGAGCCTGGTACGTCAAAAAGGAAGAGACGCAGGGCGACAAGATGAAGCAGGAGTACCCGTCTACCCCTGAAGAAGCGTTTGAGGCGGGCGGCAAGGGACTCAATTTCTACCGCGATCACCATGTCATCGAACCCATTCCCGTACCCGAGGGCGCACCGCTCTACATGACGTTCGACTACGGGTTTGCCAAGCCGTATTCAGTCGGGTACTGGTGGGTGGACCAGGACAACAGAATCTATCGGTTCTCGGAACTCTACGGCAACGACAAGAATGCGGATAGCCCGGACACCGGACTCAGGCAGACGGACCAGGAGATTGCAAAGGCCATTCTCGCGCACGAAGAGGGGCTGAAGATCAATAACCGAAGCATTACCCGTCTGTGTGACCCGACATGCTTCAACAAGAAGCCCGATTATCTCGGAGGTGGGCAGGGCAAGTCAACCGCAGAGGTATTCACCTCATTCGGCATCAACATGATTCCCGGCGATGCAAGACGGGATCTCAAGATACGCCAGTTCAGGAACAGGCTCACGCTCCTAGAGAACGAGCGTCCCATGATGCTCGTTTACAGCACATGCACGGATTTCATCCGCACCATTCCGCTCCTGAGAGACGATGAAAAGAACCCGGAAGACATCGACACCACGATGGAGGATCATGCATTCGACGAGGCATGTCACATATGCATGGCACGCCCCATCTCCCTGGAAGAACTCAAGCCCCGAAAATCACAGTGGGAACGCAGAATTGACGAGCTGATGCGGGACAAGGAAGAGGGGGACGGTTTCGAGACAGAGGCGCGGCTTGCGAGTGAGCAGGCGTTATCAGACCTCGGCGTGGACCTGTGGGACGAAGAGGACAGGTTCCTGGACCGGGGCGAAGTTGTGGAGACGATGGTATGAAGCTCTATGAAAAACACAGGGACGCGATTCAGACGGGAGACGCTATTCAGTGGCAGAGCAGATCCATTCTCGGCTGGCTGATACGATGGAGGACAAAATCCGAGGCGAATCATACCTCTATTGCCGTTCGGTTCAAGGAGTACGACACAGAGCGCGTCTATATTCTCGAAGCATTGGAGCACGGTACAGTTCTCAACCCTCTGAGCGCGCGGCTCAAAAAGCACGATGGCAAGGCGTGGCTGCTACCCCTCAAGGCCGACTACGCCCATTTGCGGAAGCCTATGGGCCAGTGGGCCTTGGAGCATGTTGGGGTGGGTTATGACTATCCCGGACTAGTTAAGCAACTCTGGCGCAAGGTCACGCCGAACGCTGACCGGCTGTTTTGCTCTGAATACTGGTGGATGGCGCTTACCGAGGCAGCCAGGAGAATGGGCGCGGAAAAGGTTGTGCTGGAGGCCAGGAAGATCCTTATGGGGAAAACTCCGCAGCCCGCAGATATTCCCAAGCTAGGACTGACACAGAAGGAGATACAAATTCTATGATGGACGCTCTAATCATCTCCAATCCTGTATCATCAATCATCCTATCCCTGCTCATCGGGTTATTCATCGGCTATGCCCTTTCCCGCAAGCAGCAGGACAAGCCGGTTATCGAGATTCCCCAGGTGGATCATATCGTCACGGCTGACACGATGGACGGAGATCCGTATTACGAGGCGCAGCAGGAACCCGACCCCAAGGGGAAGCGGATAGGGACGGTGGAATAAATGTACCGCTCCGACCCCTACCTCTCATTCATCCGCTCCAAGCCCTGCATTGTATGCGGCAATCCCGAGACGGTTCCGCATCATGAGCCGTTGAAGCAGGGCGGGAAAGGCATCAAGGCCCCGGACAGTCAGACCATACCGCTCTGCGCGAAGTGCCACCACATGAGGCATCAGATCGGTGCGTCGTTCTTTGAGAGCGTGGATATCAAGATGGAGATCATCAAACTCCTGACCAAATACCTGGAGGAAAGAGGATTATGAAACTTGAGTATTTAAGGGGCGTTAAATGTACCGCAAGGGTCGGCTATATAGCCGAAACAGGAACTCCCATAACGGTGGAGGGTATGTTTACTGGCCTCGATAACGGCGAAAACGATTACGGTGTGATATTCTATGATGATTTAAGTCATATCCTCAGGAGGTCTTATCAAGTTGAGGAAATTAAATTAAGGGGGATTCTATGACCCTCCTTGACCACACGGGCAGGCCTCTACAGCAGTACCCCTATGGTCTGAACGTGGATAAAGAACATGCCACCCTAACCGTGGACGTTGGCCTTCGCTACAACGAAAAGGAATATTTCTTCCCCTACACATTCCAGAACTGCTCGATTCACGGAGCGGAATATATGTGGACCGAGGGGAACTGGAGTTGTGACTGTAACAGGAGTGGGTTTATCGCAGACCATTGTGATCCTAACTTCCTAGAGATGCCCTGCGGAGACGAGATAGAGCTTATCAAACTAGAATACCAAGGAGTGTCACTACTATGAAACTGCTTCTCTGTGAAATCTGCCGTACCCCGCTTGCGATGTTCGACCCCGCAGACCTGAGCGTGCCGCTTACCGGGGCGATGTTCAAGCCGAGGTTCATAGACCGGGAATGCCCTCCCACGTTCCACCCGGCGGTGGGGCAGGAAGACATCATTTGCCCGCAGTGCCTCAGAAGGCCGTTCAACGATCCGCACAGGCTGCTCACGATGGATGGATGGATTGAAATACCGGATGCTGAGGATGACATGCTTCACCTGGACGGATTCCCCGGCAATTCGGAAGTGACCAAGGGGGCTGAACCGCTGATGATAGATATGCAGTCCAATCCCCTCACATGCCCCCACTGCGGCAAGATCTGCGGCTCAAAGATCGGACTGGTGAGCCACATACGAAACAAACATAAGGACGAAGACAATGGCTGATAAAACCCCGAGAGAACTCATCCCACAGGAAGGCAATGAAAAAGTAGGACTGGAGGTCTTCAAGCTCGTAGCGGAAATTATGGAGGACCGTGAAGCCACTGGCAGGCCGCAGATGTGGAAGCGCAGCTATGAGTTGGGCAGGAACAAGCCCTGGAAACAAAAGAGCGATAAAGTCCCGCTCAACACCGCAAACCTCATCTACACGCACCGCGAGAGGACCGTGAACGAGGGAACGGACAATAACCCCACGTTCAATGTCGCGCCCCTCGGCATGATCCCCGAGGAAAAGGCGGCGATGTTCGAGACGCTGACCCGCACCCCGGAATACTGGTGGCAGGACCAGGAGCAGCAGGATGTGTTGGAAATGTCCATGCGGACGGGCGAAACCTACGGGGAAGTGTTTGAAAAGGTCATGTTCAATCCCACGCTGGAGTACGGCATGGGGGAGATCGAGACAACCACTATCGACCCGTATCATCTCGGATGGGTTCCGGTCAAGGCACCGTTCAGGAAGGCAGAGGCAATCCTTGAATTTCATTCCATGACGCTCAGGGAGGCCAAGAGACGCTGGTCCAAGTTCGCCAAAGACCTGAAATCCGACAACGAGCACCTGAAAGACCTCGGGGATGACCGAAGGGAGATCATGGCGGGGAGCAGCAAAGAGAAGTCCACTCTCGCCACCATAGGCGGCGCGATCAAGACCCTCTTGGGTGATCACTCCACGGGCAAGGGAGAGACGGAAGAACTCCTGGTTGTCGAGTGTTGGGTGAAGGACCGGACCAAGATTTCCACGGACGAGCCCGTCTACAACGAGGCCGGTGTGCAGGTAGGCGTTCGGCGCACCACAAAGCCCAAGTACCCCGGAGAAATCCGCAGGATACTGACCTGTAACGCGGGGAAAATTGTTTTAGAGGACAAGCCGAACCCGTCAATCAATCCAACGTTGCCCATCGAGGAGGCTGCGAAGACGTATCTGTTCGATAAGTTCCCATATTCCTGGACACCCTCAATCAAGGACACGGGCGGCAACCACGGAATTTGCGACATAGAGCAGCTCGAATCACTCCAGCAGGAGATTCACAAGACCATCTCCCAGGTGACGCTGTTCAAGGACAAGGCCGCAAGGCTCATGTTCGTTAATCCCAAGGATTCCGGGGTGTCGAACAGTCATATCACCAATTACCCCAAGATCCTCAACCCCACGACCTCGTACACCGGCCAGGGATTGAGGTGGGTAGACCCCCCACAGTTCCCGGCTGATTTGGTCAACTTTATGAACGTGTACAAAGACCTGTTCTACACGGTGGCGGGCACTTTCGATCTGGATCAGGCCAAGGCACCGGGAAGGGATGTGATCGCGTACAAGGCGATTGCGGCCCTCCTTGAGAGAGCCAAGACCATGCGGAGGGCGAAGATCCGCAACTATGACAAGATGATCCGGGAACGGGGAAGGATGTTTCTCTCCTGTATGATGAACTGGTATGCCGAAGACCGGATGATCGCTTTCGAGTTGGACGGCAAGCAGAAAACGGCGGTCATCAACGGGCATAACATCATTGTCCCGGCGAAACTCACGGTTGTGTCCGGTTCCACCATGCCCATTTCCAGGGTTCAGCTGAGGGAAGAGGCTATTGAATTGGCGAAAGGCGGGTGGATAGATCAGGTGGCACTCCTGAAAGCTCTCAACTACGAGGATTGGCCCGAGATCGTCAAGAGGATGCAGGCCGGTCCTTTCGGAGAGTTCATGGGCAGGCTGGAAGCACTCGGCACACCGCCCTCCATCATTCAATTCCTGTCACAGCTCAGCTCGATGGACCCCAAGGACTTCCAGAAGGCCGTTAAGGCGGGTGAATTGCCACAGTTTATGCAGTTGATTCAGCAGGCAATGCAGGGTGAACAGGGTGTTGACCCGGCACGGCAGGCCGAGATGATGGCGAAGGACGCCGAGGTCGGCAAGACCCAGGCCGAGATCGCGGAGAAGGAGGCCAAGGCGCACAAGACCGGCATAGAGGCGGCGAAGGTGCAGGCCGAGATTGCCAAGATCGAAGCCGAGACGAGGCTTTTCTATGAGAAGATCGCAACGGAGAGAATCAATCAGGAGGTCGCGCTGTTCGGGACTCAACTTGATTCGGAGTCCTTAAAGATCAAAAGGGCTCAGTTGGTCAATGACATTGAGATGGAGCACCGG